TACCTCTGTATGTTGTGTGCCAGACTATACCTACCTTGGCTCTGTTGAACATACGACCAATATCGCTACTAACAGGTGCAGCATAAACGATAGTATTAGGCTGAAAAGTATAGTATTTTTCTCCATCAATCGTAGTTGTTTCGATATCATCAGTGAACATAAGATCACCTTGAAGAACACCCTCAATTCCCAATTTTGAAAACTCTTGTAATGCGACTTTAAATTTAGAATTGAGAGTGCCGGATAGATCATCATCTATTTCTCCTTCAGTCTTATACAACTTTGGATTCACATTGAACACTGACTTCTTTGCTACAAAGAAATCACCTGTCTCTGGCTCAATCCCTGCAAAGATGGCAGGGGCACCATCCCACTTGACTGTCATGTTGACAGAACTACGACTTGAACCAGCAAGCATATCTCTCAATGAGCGCAGGAAGTTAATAGCAGCACGGCCACCATCAACACCAAAATTAAGGATTTCATCCTCTAGGTGTTCAAGATGAAGGTTTTTTCCTGCCTTGCTTTCTGTGAGCATTTCTTTAAATGACATCATTTTGTTACCTACTTACAAAAACAGTCCAGCTAACACCAACACTATCATTATAATAAAATTCACTGCCTTTTTTATATTTTGATTGATTAGTTTTAGAATAAGTGGCTCCAGTTATAGTTGTAGGTCTTAATCTAAATTTTATATTGACTTTATCATCATCTTCATATTTTTTTACTGTATCATCGACAGACATTGATTTTTCTAGTGCGCTAATAGTTTGTTTTACATCAATTCCTTTATTAATTGTTTCAACAAGAACATACTCTGCTGGATGCTTATTTTCTGTAGTTCCGCCTATAACATTTTTCAAGAAATTAGTATATTTTTTACCTAAAACTTCTTTTAATGATTTATATATATTAGGTTTTAAAAATTTCGATTTCACACCTTTTCGGTATGGGACAAATTTCTCTTTAGGGTCTACAATCAGAGCATTGGTGATCATAACTCTATCTGATTCAGAAATTGATAATGTTTTGACTTTGAATTTACTACCAACTTTAGTTAAACTTTTTATTTTTTTAACTTCTCCAGATGGAATTAATTCCAACATAGCATCATATTCTTTTTTAACTATATTTTTAAATGCCGGAGTTTTAGACAGTGTTTCAGCTTCATCTTTTAATTCTTTAACTAATAAATCTTGAGGATCACCTTCTACGCCTACGCCTTTCAACAACAATCTAAGTTTATTTTCATTCATCCAATTTTCAAAGAAGTCAAAATTAGGTTTTTTCATACTAATACCTATTTCTTTTCCAGTTGATGTAGTGATTGATATATCTGCTTTTGGCTCTGGATTGCCACCGCCCAACTGTTTAGAACTTACAATTTCATATTTCTCGGTTCCTAATTTTATATCAAATGGTGCAAAATCATTAATAGCATTTACGAGATTTCTTTCACTCTGTTGACCTGATGTTGATGTTTTTTCAAATAAAGATTGAATCCTGTCTACATGATTGACATAGGATTCGTCTCTCGGCTTTACTTGACGCATAAATTTTTCTAGTGACAACCGCTTTCTCCATGTGATACAAATAACTCTATATATTTATAAAAGATAAAAATCTGGTTCATAATTATCATCTAATTTTAACCCCTTGCTTTTCAAACATTATATCAGCGTTATTAGCTCTGTCTATTAAACGCAATGGATATTTTCTCCAATCATCTTGATCCAGTTTTCGTATTTGATCTATTCTTGGGTCTGCAAAAGCACAAAACAAATACGCAAGTTCTTCTGCTTTTTCACCTATTAGTTTTTTAACTTCTTCTCTATTGTTTGTGATTTTAGGTTTAAAATAAGCTGTTCCATATACAGAATGAAACAATCCAGCATCTTGAATAAAATCCGAAACATCCATTCTTTTTAATATATTTCTAACTCCTATGAGATGTTCTAACAAATTTTGAGTAGTATGTTTTACTTTATCAGCACCAAGTTTTTGTAAATATTCAATATATTTTTTTGGTATATCTTCTCTAGTGGTTAACCAATCATCAGATGAAGCCAGCAAATTGGGGTCTATATGTGTTTTAAAAACAATCACTGATCTTAATTGGTAGCATTGTCTAGAAACAGGCAATGCTTGATGCAGTCTCCATGCAGGAAATACAATCAATCTATTTCCCACATAATCTGAATTTTTTTCAATTTCTGTGCCATTCTTATCCCAAATAATAGTACCACCACCCCATTGTTTTTTCCAATCTAATCTTGGATAATATATCATAGTAACACTACCATCATCAAGGTGTTGATGGGGCTCCACACCATGAGTATGTGCATTCATATACATCCGTTTGAATGAAGTTATACCATACTTATCTTTAAAATTATATTTTAGAAAACTTGACTGCCATAAAGGTAAGGCCCAATCAAACCCATTTTCCCTTACACTATTCTCATCTTTACCACAGAGAACATGCCAATGTTTATTGATTTCTCCTCTTTCAGAATTATAGTCATATTTCCAATAAACATCTTTCATTTGCATATCAATAAATTCTGCAATATGCGGTTCTAATACATCATCATAAACATCAATCATTTAAATTTACCTCTAGCCATAATCTTTAGGCTTATCTATCATGTGTTAAGAATGCGGTTGTCAAGAAGAATTATTGTTTATATTCTAATTCTTCTGGCCTACCTTGCATCACCTCACCAATTTTTGGTTGATAATCTTTAGGATTATCTGTCATGTGTGGTGCCCGTTTTGTTCCACCCATAGGAATAATACTCCTAGCTTTTCTTGAGAACTCTTTGTGCATATAGACAGAAGTGGTTTGACTGTCTACATGTGTAGGTTTGAAACCATGAAAATGAATAGGAATTAAATCTTTTGTATCTAATAATTCCTTTGTATTCCTATGCCAGTCAGAGTTATCAAATATGATTATACCACCCTGCTTTAAACTTGATACTGCTGGCTCCACACATTCATATCTCACAAGTCCATCTATCACAACCACATCAAACTTCTTATTCTGAAAACCCTTGATAGCATTAGGATACTGGTCTACATCATTGCAAAGTATGATATGTCCTAGCTTCTTACCATCAACCTTTTCATACCATTGTTTGTTATGTTCTACACCATATAAATTAGCACCATGATTCTTCCACCATACAGTAGAAAATCCAGTGCCGTATTCAAATACATCTGCACCTTCCCAATTCATAGAATTTAGATACTCATAACAGGGATAGGTATACATAGGCATAACTTCCCCATCACCATTCACAGGCATTTGATTTTTTGCACTCTCTAGAAAACCAAAGTCATTTCTTAACTTATCAAATAGATATGCAAGATGAAATTCTTCCATACTAAGTTCAACACCTTTCAACTGAACAGCAGTTCCTGCTGGTAGTTGCATTTCATATTCAGTCATTTAAATTTTCCTCTAGCCATAATCTCTGTTAGGCAAGCGAGCATATTGATTTCTTGATCTGCAACAAAAGCCGCTTTGTATTGATACTCACCCAGTATAACAACAACATGGGGAATACTAGAACCATCCATATAATCGTACAAATTGTCGTAAAGACGGCGGAACAAGCGAGTAGGATCATTGTCGATATTGTTGATAATCCATTTGCGAACATTAGTAAACTCCTTCTGTTTCATAGACTGCATAAGCTCTTTGATATTTACCTCTGAAATATCTACCAGTATTCCAGCATCAATTCTGCCAGACACAGAGTATCTTTGAAGTTCATTTAGAACCCTTCTCCAATCTGGAAAAAACTTATTGATGACCTCTGCTACCGCTTTAGGCTCAAACTTTACATCCTCTACAACGAGAACATTCATCACCCTTTGAAAGAATTGTTCAGCCAGTTCCTTCTTCTCTGACTTTTGAATTGTAAAATCCACCACACTACAACGAGAATGTAGTGGTGGTATCAGACGATTCTTGTAGTTACAGGTTAGAATAAATCCACAATTTTTGTGAAACTCTTCAATGAACCCACGCAGCGCAGGCTGTGTTGATTGTGGATTTAGATAGTCTGCCTCATCCAGAATAAGATATTTGCGACCACCATGCAGAGACACAGTGGAAGCAAAGTTCTTGATCTTGGTTCTTAGAACATCAATACCAGACTCTTCAGAACCATTGATGAACATATAGGTCAAACCCAGTTCATCTAGCATAGCCTTAGCAGCAGTTGTTTTACCAACGCCGGGGCCACCAGACAGAATTAGATTTGGTATATCACCTTTAGAGATAAACTCTGACAGGGTTTGTTTCAACGCATCTGGTAGCACACATTCGCCAATCGTCTTAGGCCGATATTTTTCCGTCCATAAGAAATCTTCCATCATATAAAACTCCACTATATCAAATTGAATTTATCTCTGTTAGATTAACAAGGTCACGCTGATCATGAACATCTATAATTAGATGTATTCTTGGAAATTTTGAATTATTTTCTACCCAATGTTTAATTCCAGTATTAAAGAAATAAACTTTTCCATCTGCCGGAAAATGTGTATTTCCTTTAACTGTACACATCAAACAATCTTCATTAGTTAATATGGGAATGTGAAATCTTGTTACATAAGATGGATCATAATCTATATGAGCCTTTATGCTAAATCCAGGCTCTAAGTATGTAAATCTCACTCTACCCAAGGGTGCTTTAAATTTATTTAATATCTTCTCTACCTCTCCTTTTACTAATGAATTTCTTACTCCATAATTATGTTCATCAGCTTCCGGTATATAGTCTTTACTACTTGGGTCTAATCTTCTGCTTCTCCCAAAAATATTTGTTTGTTTCGATGAAATATGTTTAGATTTTTTACTTATATCAAATTCAGTAAAATACAATTGTCTATATTTTTCTCCTTGTAAACGAGACTCATCCTCTGCTGTAAATTTTTCTCTATTAAATTCATTCAACACAACAAAATCTCTCAATTTAGAAACCTTTTCCTTCTCTAAATCCCCAGCAACAAAATTGCCAGGGTCTACCCTAACATTAATATCATCAAAACGGTTAGGGTCTAAAAGATTTTCTTTTTTACAATGTGACAAAAGTTTATCCATATCAACCTTAATATGACTAATATAGCCAAAAGGTGGAAGTTGCTTTCTATTTAATTGGTTTCCAATCATGATGATCCTTATGTTTTCCTTCAAAGGGTGCAAAAATATTCATCCACCACCTATTAACAGGAGTTTTGTTACTATGCGAGAATAATAGAAAAGTTCCAAAACCAAGATAAGAAAATATAGCGACAAGTGCAAAATAAGGCAATATATTTAGAATATATGCAATGCATATGAATGCCAATAATAATTCTACTCTGTAATTGTGAAAAAACATAACTCTCGGATTAATCAACAAATCTCCAATAAATCTACGAGGTATATTTTTAACTTTCCATAAAGAGAATAGTATAGTATACCAAGAATTATAACTAGGAGAATGTGGGTCTTGATCTGTATCAGAATATTCATGGTGCATTCTATGAACACCACACCAAGTTAATGCCGAGCGGCCACCACATATAATTCCACATATCAAAAGTAATATTTCAACCAAGCTATTAGTTTTGAAACTCTTATGTGAAAAATATGCATGGTAGCCAAAAGAGATACCTATGGATACTAAAATATAATAAGTCACATAACTGATTCCAAGTGTTATTATAATATCCATATAATTATTTATATCTCCCATCCCCTACCTCAACCATAGTACGATTCTGGTTCAAGGGCAATAAAATATTCAATATCAGAATTTGTGTTTTTGAAATTGCTAATTTTATTAGAAGACACACTAACATCATATGTTCCAGCCATAAGTTTTAGATTCTCAACCTTGAACCAGAATTTGTAATCAGTAGCATCTGATGCTTCATCAAAAATTTCTGCATGATATGCATTAGCAGTATCATTTTTCTTATCAGTAACCCTAAGATTACCACCTTCCAACACCATATCAGGCGCACCAATACTTGCAGCTGCCCGATTGATTTCAGATAATTGTTCAGTTGACAATGTAAATTTTACCTCACATTCAGGCATTTCAATAGCTGAAGATACAGTAGTAACTACACTAGGATCACTATACCAATATTTTAGTGAGTTGTTAGACTCACCTTTCATCACAACAAATTTATCTTGGAAATCCAAATCCAAATTTTGAAATAAAGACATACAAGCAAGAAACTCATTCAAGTCATAGATAGCAACATCCTGCTCAAATGTTTCTTCGACTGTAGCTTGAGCCACAATATTCTTCATTGCTGACATTGTGGATAGTGTTGAACCCATATTAATCATCAGGTTTTGATTGATTGTAGAATAGTTCTTCAACACAGAAATTGTATTATCACTTAGTTTCATTTTCACTCTCTTCCATTTCATTAATGTATAACGCTATAATACCATAGTGAATCACTTTTAGCAAGTCCCTTCTGTTCTTTCCATCTTTTTTTCCGTATCGTTGTGCATACTTCATAATGTTGCCAATACAGAAACCTTCACCATGACCACCATCTATAATAAACTCTGTAGCTTGAAACTTGTTCTCACTATAGTGTTCATCATAGGTGGAGTCGATATACTCTTTCAATTCAGTAAGAGCATTTCCTTCATTGTATTTGTAATTTACTTTTCCCAAAATCCATCCTCTTTTGATTTGTCTAGAATCTCTTTTTCTTTCTTGCGCTGTTCCTGCATATCATAAAATTCTTTCTTTTGTTCCTCTGAACGTCCCATTAAAATCTGTTCATCAGAATCATACACATTCCAGTTCATAGCAATAGACAATCTCTCGCCTTCGCCAAAGAATGGATATACTTGGTGATGTAACCAGTTAGGGAAAATCCACATGTGACCGATAGTAGGCTTGAACCATTCTTCACCAGTTGGTTTTAGAGTTTCTAAAGATCGATTGCTGGTAATATCCCAAATACATTGAGTCCACCCATCAATAACACCACTCGCATTATTTAAGTCTGGAATTAATGGGGCGTCCGGTTCAAGTCTAGAAGTCCAATCATTCCATGCATCTTCAATACATTGAGGATTTTTCAACCACATAAACCCAGACAATCCAGCCACAGTATTGCAACCATGAGTGTGATAAGGATTATAGTCTCCAGCATATGCGTGATTTGACCAAACTTCAAAACAATCTGATTTTGATAATCTGCCTATCATGTCAGTGAGATACTTATCACCAACACTATCCATAATCTTCTTCCACTTCTTACCAACGTCAGATTCTAAATCTAAAGATATTTGTTTTGATTTTTCATTATTATGAAGTTGGCCAACGAGTTTATTACCAGCATCTGGACCTACATCTCGGAGTCTTTCAACTTCTTCTATAAGTTCATTAACAATGTCATCCTCAAAAACAATTTTGCCCATAACAACAGCGGGCTTAACATATTTCACCATTTCAACCATTCAATATACCTCTCATTGTTATTATAATAATAAAGGAAAGGAGGGGTTTTGTCAACCCCCCCTACTAAAAAACAGCGACATTAGTTTCTCTAGAGAAGTCTAATGCATCGTCCCAAGTATTAACTATTGGTTGTCCTTTTATGTTTAAAGATGTGTTTAATAACATAGGGCAACCAGTTTTTTCATACCATTCTTCTAACACACTTCTCAAGATAGATGGACAATCTTTTTTAACAACTTGCACCCTTGCAGTTCCATCAATATGAGTTACAGAACTGTAATCGTGTTTTGCTTTTGCGACAAATTGCATATACTCGTTCATCGGTCCTTCAAAGTATTCATCTTTGTATTCTTCCAAAATCGCTGGTGCAAAGGGACGAAACTTTTGTCTTCGTTTTACCGTGTTAACTGTGTCTTTTATATCATGGCGAGGGTCACCAAGTAGTGAGCGATTACCCAATGCTCTAGGACCAAACTCTGCCCTACCATTAGCAACTCCACACATTTTTCTGCGAATCAATTCATCTACAATTTCTTTAGGAGAGGCAATATTCCCAATTAGAGTTCCTATATATGGGCCTCTCCATTTCAATTTTCTTTTTCTGATTAATGCAGCAGCACCTAATGAACTCCCCGCATCGTCAGGACAAGGCATGATCCATATATTTTTTCCCTGTATCTTTGAGTTAGCCACACAATTCAATGCACACCCGCCCATCAATACAAGGTTTTCATGTGGACACATGTCAACTAGTTTTAAAAGTTCTTTCTCATACAAAGCCTGAACGGATGCGGCAAGGTCTTCTTTACGAGCTTTAAAATCTAAACTCACTCCAGTGTGATTGTTTTCAAATAGTAAAAACTCTAAATCGTGAACAGGCTCACCAAAAGCTGCCATACCCATAGTAATATATTCTTCCTCATTAGGTTTAAAACCAATGTATTGCGTAATCGCAGAATATAGAAGTCCAAGAGAGTAAGGATATTTCCAAGACTTTATTTTCTTTAACTCATGAATCACATGACCTAAATGTTTTCTCTCTGTTCTTGCTTCCCATATGGAGATGGTATCCCACTCACCGATTGCATCGATAACTAGAATGTTACAGTTATCAAATGAAGAGGTGTAATAACCAGCGGCCGCATGACACTCATGATGACCAAAATAATAGTCACACTTTCGAGGTGACTTCTGCCACTTTTGACCAGAGAACAAACGTCTAAGATTTTTACGAAAGGGTTTCTCGTAAAATGCCGTCACATCTGGAAGATATTTTTCTGATGTAGGAAACTGTGTGTGATGCAATTTAAAATCATTCTTTATTCTACTATGCCGCTCTGCTTGGGATGCAAAAATTATTTCACTGTCTTGTAAAAGACAAAGTGATGCATCGTGGCTTCCCTCTGCAATTCCTAAAATATTCATATTGTTATACCATAAATTATAAAAATTAGGGGGCCAAAGACCCCCTAATCATTTTATTTCACCTCAATGAGTCGAGGTTTCTTTTCTTCTGGAACAATTTGCTCAAGTTCAATAGTGAGCATTCCATTTTCAAGTGAAGCACTATTGACAACGATATCGTCAGCTAGTGTAAACTTGCGGTCAAACTTGCGATAAGAAATCCCACGATGAAAAGTATATTCATCGCTTTCATCTTTCTTGTCTGACCTGACCGATAGAGTATTCTCGGTC